CCGTAACATTTTTCGGCAAAAGCCAACCGGTAATGGAAGAGCCTGAAAGAGTAGCAATAAAAGTTTAAACTATGATCTTCCATTGTTGTCCTTCTAAAAAAAGACTCTCACATGGTATAAAACCACATGAGAGTCTGTTAATTTAGATTAGAGGCTCGGAGTCAGGTTGGTGTCCATGAGAACACCGATCTCAAACTCATGACCCTTCGCAACGTCGCAAGCAACTTCAAGGTCGAAGCGAGACATGACCTTACCGGTCTTAACGTCGTTACCGGTGAAGGTGGTCAGACCGCCCTTCGTCCAGGTAGCAATCGGAGAACGTCCGCCAGCAGGCAGAACAAAGCCAAGACCCTGGGGCAGCATGGTATCGAAGTTGTCACCAGCAGCATTCAGACGGCTGTAGTCATACGGATTGTCAAGGTCAACCAGAACAGCACCGTTGTACATGCCGAGCAGACCATTCTGCTGAAGCTCGTTCATAGCGGCTTCGGAGATGCCGGTAATGGTGTTGGAGCTGATAGAGCCAACATAGCCAGCCCAAGGAGTGAACTCGGAGAGCAGAGCATAGTCGCCAACAACAGAAGGACGACCGATGCGGCGGACATCCGCAAGCACCTTATCCACAGCCTGCTTGGTCAGACCGGCAGCCTGCACATGATACTTCACGCCAGTGGCATTGGCAACAGCATTGTAGACCTTCTTGATGATCGCACGCTTGGCACGATTCAGAATGTCAATACGAACCTGGGCAATACCCTCGTTCTCCTTGGTCATATCGCCAAGCTGGACGCGACGATAGTCAACCTGATAGCCGCCAGACACGGTGAAGGTGGGAACGCCATAGCGCTCTTTCTCGATCATCGGGAACACAACATCGCCATTGTTGGCCTGCTCACGGGACTTCTCGCCAACGTGATCATAAACCTCGCGCTCGATGCTGTCATCGAAGGCGACATTCTGGTAAGAACCAAATACGCTCAGAAGACGGATCTCTTCCATCAGGAGAGGCTGGATAACAAAACGACGGATCTCGTTCAGCTCGGAAACAGCACCGAAATCGCCATTGGCAGCACGCTCACCAAGAGTCTTGATGTAATTAACGGCTTCGTCTGCTTTCTTGCCGAAACGGTCAAGGGACTCGCCGTTCGCCATAGCCGCGAATACTTCCACAACGGGAGACTTCGCATTGAGCTTGGCATTGGGATTAGAGGTTTTACGCTCGTTATTCAGTTCAAACGTAGTAATCATAACAGTATTAACCTACCTTTCGTTCAATTGAAATGCCAATTACGCCTTGGCATTGATGCTTACGGCAACGGCCTTGGTCGCGGCATTCCAGGCAAGTGCTTCAACGAACTTGAAGTCAACCACAGGAGTACCAACCAGATACGCTGCCTTCAGAGTAACAGCGTCACCGGCATCCAGATCTTCAATATCCTCGTTGATCATGTCGGCAGTAATGACGAGTTCCTGACCAATGTTCGCAGACAGGTTGTATCCATTCAGATAGTCACCGGCAGCGATAACGCGATCCTTCAGATAGGACTCATCACCGGAGAACTCGTTCCAAACCAGATAAGAAATGCCACCCTTGGTAACAACGCTGAAATTCTTTACATCAGCTTCATGGGTAAGAACAGGATTGTTCTTTGCAACATCAATGCAACCCAGAGTACGGAATTTAATAGCCATAATACATTAACCTTCTTTCTTATTATTAAAAGATGCTGTTGTCTTCGGCATTCTCTTCGGATTCAACGACTCCGAAAATGTCCTCAACAGCAACGTTTGCAGAATTCTGCTCTGCAACTTTCTGTGCCTCGGTTTCGGCAGCAGCCATAGCCTGCTCACCGATCTTCGCGAGAATCTTGTCAACGACAGAATTGATCTCAACGCTCATCGGATCTTCGTTGAACTTCTGCATCTCTTCAGCAACACATTCTTTCTGCTCATCGCTGAAACGTGCAAGAGCGTTGTTCATCTCGCCTATACGCTCCTTTGCTTTGGCTTCTGCAAGTGCCTGCTCAAGCGTGCAGCGCTCCGCCCAAAGTTCGTCGTATTTCTTGTTCAGCTCTTCGTACTCGGCCTTCAGGGATTCCAGAGCGGCCTTGATCTGCTCAGAGCTTGCTTCGATTTCATTCTTCTCACTGATCGCATTGTCACGGGCTTCATTAGCCTCGGCAATCTTCTGGTCGCATTCACTGCGAACCGTTGCAATTGCTTCATCGGCGTTATTCAGCTCGGAGGCAATGTTCTCCGCAAGAGCTTTCATCTCTTCGGCAGTCATAAGACTTTCCTCCTTGTTTTCATTGATTTCCAAAATCACGGCTGACGGATCTGCCTCTTTGATCGACAAAATTGCATATCCGCTGTATTGATAGAACTGAGGTGTGCGTGAGTCTTCGTGATATCCATTTTCATAAACAATGGCATCATGCTCGGCATCTTTCAGAATCTCAACGCTTCCATGAATGATTTCGCCATTCTCAAGCTGTTCTTCAATTTTTTCCACAAAAGACGGATAGCACATAGCATCAATTACGCCGTAGCCAACCAATACTCTTCGAACAGTATCGTCATATTGGATGTCTTCAATTTCAGCACGTTTGAAATGCCCGATAACAGTAGCATCGTCAAAATGCGGGATATTGTCAGCACCGAGATCTGTCGCACCATGCCCCCATATTTCCGTCCTGTCATCATCCAGGAATTCAACACGGATGCTCTTATCTGCAATTGTGTCTTTATTCTTGGCAACCCATTTTTCACGCCATGCCAAGCCATTCAAATTCGTTTGTTCACCTCGACCGTTGCTATCAAACGATGATTCGGGATAAATCTCATGCAAAACAATTCTAAAATCTCTCATGCCGTCCTGATTCTGCTTATTGGATAACTCAAATTTCTTCACTCATACACCACCTTTCTATCCTGATATAATAAAAAATCCTTCCATGGTGCGCATCGCAGAGAGGCGTGGAAGGACATATGTAAGAAGTCTGCCAATCGGCAGATCGCCCCAAACTCATTAGAGTCTGGCGGCTATTCAATTGTCTGACGGAGACGGGATGTCATTCCCGTTATTGTTTCTTGACCTCACTGTGCTCTCAGTAGGATTGTCGGTTGTAGGTCTCCCGCCTTCATTGCCCGACGTGTTATAACTTGTCTTATGGACAGGGTACTTGTTTTCCCAATCCTCTTCAAGTTCATAATCAAGCATAGCAGTGAATACTTCCGCAGGAATACCGACAGTGGACGCCCAGAAAGAAAGACTGCCTTTGCCTTGCATATAAAGATCTTTGGCAAATCCAACCATTTCCTTCTTATTAACGTGAGTCACCGGCAAGTAATGAACTTCTACGCGATTTTTTGAATCTTTAATGATATTCGCACAGATCACCTTGTTCAGCTCTTCCGTGATCTGTTCAATCCACTGGAATACCTGAGACGCAACCAACTGAATGTTAAGCGCCTGACTGGAATAAGATCCGCTTCCGACGCCGTTCAGAAGAGCAGAAGCGATTCCGAGGTCAAGAGATACGTTATCATTGATATTATTTTCATTCTTCTCATCAAAGATATCTGTATTCGTTGTATCCAGAGAATCCAGTTTCGTTCCGGCAGCGACAGAGAAGAAGTTTGTCCCGCCTTTTGAATTCTTCTTAAAAATTGCCTCTTTGATCGTTTCGTGCTGTGCCTTCTGCTGCTTATCGGTCAGAGAGCTTCTTCCTTTAACAGTTCCTTCTGGAAACGTCTCATAGATCACGCGATTGTTCAGATCGTCCAGGATTCCGCGCTTTGTATCAGTGAAATAATCTTTATAAAGAATATCCCTGATTGCGGCAAGAACCAGCGGACGCCCATAGCGTTCCTCGCGCTTAGAACGGATCTTAACAACAATGGTTTTTGAATTGTCAAGAACAACCCAGTTTTTCACATTCGTCTGCGTTCCGTTGTGCCTTGCCTGCCATGCATCACGAATCTCTTTAGGCCATTTCTTAATCGCCTGATTTGCGTTCTCAAGCCTGTGATCAAAATAATCAAGGTTAAACGCAATCACATATGCATTGTTTTTAATGCCTACAATTCTTGTATAATCAGCGGGAAGAGCATGGCAGTATGCGTTGATTCCAACATCATTGATTTCAATGATGCTGTCTACGTCGATATCTGACATTGTTTTCTGTTTTGACAGAGGACGTTCCGTATTATCAAAGTAATAATACGCCGCGCCTTCAATCATGAGCTTCCACAGGATATCGCGGATAAGCTCTTTATGCCTGATCGTCCGCAGTGTAGAGTCCATCAGTCTCTTATTCTTTTTACGCTTTATTTTATCATTCCCGAATGGGACAATAACGTGATCCAGCGTAGGCAAAGAACACATATAGTCAACCGTATTGGTGTACGAGCCGTTTGTGCCGTATAGCATCAACGAAAGATGCCGCAATGTATCATTATGAGCCATCGGATCTTTTACGAGGGCAATCAAATCGTCTGGCTTATACCAGTCCAGAATATTCATTCCAAAATAATACAAACTGCGTCCTTCGTTATCGCTGTATGAATTGCATTCATAGGACTGATTTGCATTATTATTGTTTTGCGGTCGTTTAGGAGAACGATTGTTCCCGCTGTACTTTTTCTGTTCGGGCATTCTCACCCTCCTTCCTTCTAATTGATATACGTTACATAATCATACTCATTTCCGTTTGACAACAAATCAAGCTCCAATTGCGAAATGAAATATGATCCATAGCTCATACTTGTATATCGGTCTTTACGATTGTTGCCTTGCTCAGATATTACGATTGCGCCAGTCTGAGCTTTCTTTTCATATACCAAACCGGTTGTTTCACTGATGAATTCCTGTGTTTCCAGGAATGGTCTTTCATAAAAAAGCTGTGTATCCGCATCTGGCGACGCAATATATTCTTTGATACTCGGAAGTATTTCTTCGCTTGCTTTTTCGAAATTCACAAGAAGATCAATCCTGTTTTCTACAAGCATATTTCTGAAATCTACAGCAATTTCGCTGTTTAATTTCTGAGATGCGACAATTGAGAATATACACTCATTCGCGCCTTCAACATAGATTCGATTCGCTATGTCTTCGTTATTCATACACCGAAGAGGGGAGTATTCAACGCCTCGCTCTTCATCGTACATAACCCTTGCAAGCAGATCATAAACGGCAATCAATTTGTTACCTTATCGGCTTTTTATCCGATAATTCTAATAGTTCATTTCCTATTAGTTCAGCATACCTTTTTACCATATATATCTATAAATGTTATTAATTGATCTCTATTATTAAATCTTTTTCCATATAGATGATGAAATAGATAGTGACATGATTCACATAACGTAATACCATTATCTAAATTAAATCTCAAATTTGGATTATCTCTCCAATTCATAATATGATGTGCATTTAAATTGTTAGAACCATGCTGACCGCAGCATTGACAGGTATATCCATCTCTTTTATAAACGTCTTTACGCCATTTAATATACTCAATCGTAAAACGTTCGCTACGTATTCTGGCTACTCCGCCTTTCCAATTTGCATTATTTGCGCCACTGGAATCTACTAATTCTAAATAAGACGAAACACCGTATTTTTGCATACATGTATTTTGCGCTCTTTTTAGCACTGCCTTATTTTGCATAGCACTTTTTGTTCCATATTTTCTAATATTTGTTTCAGTGATCTTCCTTTTTATTTCATCAGATTGAAAAGGATTTGCTACACCATATTTTTCTATATTTGTTTGAGATAGTTTATTTTTAACATCATCCAATTGAAATACGTTTTCTACACCATACGTTTGACAAACAGATTCTTTTGCTTTTATACTTTTACATACATCACATGAATCTTTATGAATAATAGATAATCTGTTTTCTTTAATATAATTACACCAGCGCTTTTTATAAATAGCGCCACAATAATCACATTGCACATCCACTAATATATTACTGCCAGGTGTTAGATCACCTACATAAACAGTAAATTCATCTTTCATCTTTGTGAATGTATATCCGATGTCTGTATAGTGTTTTTTAATTTTAGAATTCCATTTAACATTTACATATTCGGTGATTAACATACAATTACTCCTTTACAATGAGCAATGCATGTTAACGCATCGCTATTCATATACTTAGGTAACGCAGTCTCTTGGGCAGATTATATTCTGAAATATCAGGTTCACTGCCTATGCGTTGCGCATGACTATCTTTTTAAAAATAGCCTTCTGCTCGGATTCACGTCTCAGCGTTCCCGTTTTTTACTGCGTTAATAACACAATACCTTTCGATAATGCGCGGCATTGCTACCGCCGTTTCTCATATCAAGCACAAGATAATCTGCATCAAAATCTTCAAATAATTGCCTGATTCGAATTGCCTGCTTAACTGTATCTCCGCCCTGAATGGATTCCATATAACATGGTATTCTGCGATAGCCTCTGCTGATTTCATAGTCATCGTCTTGTTCGCGTTCAAAATGATGACTTTCAGGAAGTGCGCGTAAACAAGTAAATATTGAGTTATCGTTGCGCTTGTTTTCAACAAATGCCATATCACATGCTACAACGCGAATTTCTCCGCTTTGCTTTTGAATATCATAAGGATTCTTTTTACCGGCACGATAATCAATCGCAGTTCTTGGATACCATGGTCTTTTACAACGCTGGTTATCTTCCAGCATTGAATAGGTAAAATACGCAGATGTATTTTCCTTGACGCGGAAGTTCATAAATTCCGTGTCCCATGTCACCTGGTCTTGTTTCTTTTTCTCACGCTGGAAGTATCTCATCGTCTTAATCTTATGACGGATTGATACAGATTCGTCAAACGCCAGTAAACATGAATCTTTTCCTTTGAACATTTCATCGCAAGCCTGATCAACCGTTGACCACAGCCACGAAGTACCATTGTCAATCCATGATGAACTGATATATATATCAAGCGGTTCTTCCTGTAATTCAGACACGTTTGAATAATATTCATCCTTCATATAAGGAACTTGGCGCACGATCTGATAAGGAGACAGAACACTGTCTTCGTCTGCTTTCTTAATCTGCCTGAACTCTTCACGGACTAGAACGGTAGAACGATATCCACGACCACCGTCACCAGGAGCAACAACAGTAATGGTGCTCCCATTTTTAAATTCTACAATAACCTCATTCTGGTTATCTTTTACTTTGCGAATTTCCTTTCGCAATGGAGCTGACATTTTCATCAGCTCTTTTTCTATCTTTTCTGAAACAAGCAATTTTGCTTGCTTCTTAGTCCCTGATGCAATAACAACCATAGAGTTCGGATAAAGGATGCAGTAGATACACGCGCCGAGAGCAACAATGAATGACTTTGCGTCTGCTCGGCTTGCAATAATCACAAAGAAGGAATTAAGCCCCATCAGATACAGAATAATAATCTGATATAAATACAGCTTAATTCCAAGATAATCCATGGCGAAACGATGAAAATTTCTGCGAAAAAATGTATTCCATTGAATAAAATGATCCGCATTCTTTTCATCACCAAGGAATGTATCTGGCGGGAAACGAGTAAACATTTCTGCCTGACGTTCATCGGCATTGCGATTGCGGTAATGCTTACGAGGCATTGACTCACTCATCATCATCACCGCCGCCAGACTCTTCCTCGTCCTTGACATAATATTCAGAATCCTTCTCTTTAGTGCCAAGAAGGATATTCTTTAACGGTCTTACAACCATACGCATAAAGTAGTCGCCGATATTATCAAAATCGCGGTACAGCTCTTTGCCCTTGTAATATTCCGCAGGAGTATATTGTTCAATCTGTTCAACCGTAACGCCATATACAAAATCTTCCGCAATGGCGCTGTCACCGGCTGATTTCAGATTTCCGTTTTTATAATTCTTTGTGTATAGCTCAGTCATCTTCTGGAAGACATCCATATCGCCTTCGCGTGAAGCCTTCAGTTGATGCATCTTGATTCGGCAGCAGTCCATGATATAGTTTTCCTGGTTGCCGTCAGCGCGTGGGTTAGCCGCCTTAAGCAGTGCATAATGCCTGTTCATCTCATCATAATCTTCAGGTTTGAAGCCATAGCCCCACTTCCTGATATCTTCTGCACTTGCCTGATTCATTGCTTCTTCGGTAAGAATTTTGTCACGCAGACTACGCGCCTTTTTGTTATACAAAACACCGGCAACTTTTACGCCTTCATCAAGCGATGTATCAAAAGTCTTTTTTCGATATTGGGACATACTGAGTCGTTTCATATACTTTCCAACCCATGCGTCCTCTTCCTCTTCGACCTTGCTGAAGATATCGTCGCTGTAATAAAGGTCAAAAGCCATACAAATACGCTTTGTTGCTTCCTGCTTGCTGCCGTATTTTACCAAATAATCATCGGCGATCCTGTTAAAGCATGATTTGCAGATTGGCATATATCCGTTATTTGTATAGAGCGGACTATACGTTCTGTAAAATTCTTTGCGAAGACTGAGCTGTTCATGACATTTGCAACAAGTGGCTATTTCGTTGACATCAAAATCTTCCTGCACAGGATCACCCCGCCTTTAAATCAGCAACCAATCTTGCAGAAGCATCAAGGCGTCAACAAAAGATATTTTAGAACCGCTGGATTCGCCGTCGATATCAATGGTTACTTCAATTTCATGATCTTCTTCATCGTCATGCACTGAATTTTCGGATTCTTCCTGGCAACCAACAATATCGATACAATATTCACAGTCGCTTTTGCAGAATTCATCATCATCTGACATAACGATTTCAAAATTTAACCCACACTCATTGCAGTTATTGTTCATAATTTTACTTCCGACATACGGAGCAGCTACAAGAATATCTGCTTCAAATTTTAGATACTGATCTCCGATTTTTGCACGTTCTGCAAAAAGAGCATCGCCGCAATCGTCTAAAGTAATGATATATTCGCCATCATAATCGTCAAACTCAGGCGCGTGAATATCAAGAGATATTGCACCGAACTGACCACGTTTCATAAGATGATGAAGTAAATCGCATGAATCATAATAATCAAACACACATGCAACAATCTTCCCGTCGCACGCTTCATCATACATCCATTCGGCAAGGTCAATCATCGTGTCACAATATAATCTTTTCATTCTTCTTCACCCTCGCTCGTCTCAAACACACCGTTAATTTCTCTCTTAAGGTGCTTGCTGGTTTTGCATCTTACCGCCTTGAGAAGAGGGAAGTATTCAACCTTTCCGGTTTTTGGATTCCTGCCGTATCGAGGATGCCGTTCACTAATCTCAAGTTTTACCAGGTTGCGCATTACAACAGGCTCTCCATTGATAAGATTCTGTCTGCACAACTCAATGTAATCATCAATAATATCTCCGACAATACCGTCTCGCAGATGTCTCTTTCGCGAGATCGTTCTTGTCATTTCCTGTCTGTTCATTATTTCCTCCGATTTCAACTAATTATTCCGTTATCATTTAAGTCAACAGGATAACATGCCATTACGCCATTATCATTCACCACAACAACCATCTGCTGTGGTTCTCCATAAATTCGTTTTGATACTGTAAAATCATCGCCAGTACCACAAAAGCTTCCGCTACGAATCATTTTGATTCCTGCAATATCATCATATGAGCAATGATGCATATGCCCATAGAATACCGCATTAGGCTTAAACCCTATCATCATGACAAGTTTGGACAGCCCAGCCTCAGAAAACTGATCATAATCGCCATGCACATAGCAATATGATTTGCCTCGAATCAATATATGCCCAATCGTATCGTCTATGCCATTAATGATGAATGCTAAATTTCTGATATGAGAAAGCTTCGCCTTCATATACCATACAATCAAGTCATCTAAGCGTTCATTTCTAAGCACATGGTCTTTAAGACCGAGGCGTGAATGATTGCCAGACACAGAACCAACACTAACTGTTTTGAAATGCTTGCTGATCTCATAGGTAAAATCAGAAATCAGTTCTGCACAGGTCTGAACCTGTTCAATCACATTCTCCCTGTTTTCAAGCTGAGTAGTCCAGTGAATATTCCCACTTATCGAATCTCCCAACAGAAACAGATAAGCATTCTCGGCAGAATGAATTTTCTGAATTTCAATAATCCGATTTAAGTAATTCACCAAACGACTTTTAGCGACATCTGAATTATAAAATCCAAAGCTATTATCAAATTCTGCTCCCAAATGAAAATCAGACAACGCTATAATTAAATCGTTGCCTGATTCGAAAGTTTTATAATGTACTTCGGGCAGATGCTTCTGTCCATTTTCGCGGATCAACTCTTCAAGCTTCAATAAGTTTTCTTCCGCTCTTGCATTTTCGCGAGAAATTTTGTTCAGAGCTTTACGCTCATCAAATAATTTTTGCTTCTCTTTACGGACTTCATCCTTCGCGGCAATCAACCCGTCAACATAAGAATCCTTCTCATACTGCTTAAACACGCCTGCCTCATACATGCGCTTACAATATTGATAAGGTTTCCTGTATGCAGATTCATTTCTGTATTCGGATTCATCGGCACGAAATTCGGCATTCATAATATCGGCAATTTCGCTCCAATCGAGATCGATTACGCCGTTATCTTTTGCCTGCCCGATCCGCCAGAGAAACTGTTCCTCATTCTCATTCTCGTTTCGCTTGAATTCCAAAATCTTTCTCCTTAAATGACCTCATCTAAAACACAATCCTGCCCGATCACATAATCAACGACGCCAAGTGATTTTGCGGTATCAGTCAGGAAGTAAAAGTCGCAACGGTATTTCTTGTCATAAAATTCTGATTCCATATCTGTATGTGTCAAAATAAAATGGCGAGTCATCTGCTCCATTTCACCGGTCTCAAAGTCAATGCGATCCTTAACCTTATTCAAATCATCAAACGCACCGCAGTATCCGGCGTGCATCATATACTCGGAATGCGGCATGGCATATCTCTTATGACCGGCAATAGCAATCATAAACGCCATAGATGCACACTGACCGAGATTAACAGTATATACAGGTGTTTTGCTGTTTGTAATGGCGTCGATCAGCGCCCAGCCTTCAACTACCTGTCCGCCAGGTGAATTGATAAAAATGATAATCGGTTTCCGCTCTTCAATCGGAACGCTTTTATCAATACGGTTGAACCGCAAAATATGATAGACCGCATTATTAATCACATCTTCATCAACTTCGCAGTTTAAATAAATATGCCGATTTTCATTCAAATCTTCAAGTTCAAAGCGGTCGCTCAGAGCCAGATTAAATACGGCCTTAATATCTTCTGCATTCTTCTCAGCCATAAGATCCTCCTATAGATGAATCATCATGCCCCTAAATGCACACAGGACACGATATGTTTTATTTTTTTTAAATATAGCGTCTTTCAGCTTCTCCGCCAGGGCTTTCTTGCCATTCTGTTCCCCGTGAACAAGAACAAGTTTTCCACAGTTGATGGAGCTGCCATATTCCACAAGATCATCATGGCTTGCATGGCTGCTGAAAGTCGATAACGTTATACAGTCTGCACGATTCGCAATCAGTTCTTTATTAATACTGATCTGATCACGCCGTCTGTAATGCTTAATTCGATAAGACAGATAAGACGGATTGTCTCCCGTATATCCGGTAAAGATAATCATACTGTTCTCATCAGGAATATATTTTTTCAGATAGTTTACAATTCTGCCGTTTGTACAAAATCCAGAAGCAGATATAATAATTTGACACCTGCCGACATTCAGGTTTTCTTTTGATTCTTCTTTCTCTGAAAGAAATTTAACATGATCCCAACTGTAAACTTTCTTCCACTCTGCAAGATTTTCGCCGTCCAGAATTTTCTCATATAAAGCGCTGATCTCACAACTTAATTTTGAGTCAACAATAATTTGTGTATTGAATTCATGATCGTTTCCAAACAATTCATACAGCGTAGTTAATATTTCCTGCGTTCTGCTGAAGCTGAAACAGGGGAGTACCACACTGCCTTTTCTATCAAGAGTTGTTTCTATCGCTGTCTTTAAATGAGCAACATCGTCAGAGCGTTTTTTATGTGATGCTTTTTTTGGATCTCCATAAGTAGATTCGCATAAAACCACATCATGATAATCTTGCGGAATCTCCGTATACATCACATAATGATTTTTTGTATGCAGAGCACCTAAGTCTGAAGTGTACAGAATCTTTTTCTTTTTGCCTTCATGGTTAAGAACCAATTGTAATTGTGCCGCACCTATACAATGCGCATTTGGAAACCACTGAAAGCTTACTGTATCGCTCAAGCGATACAATGTGTGATAATCATCATATTCAAAAATTTTATCCAATGCGGCATAAACATCTGCTTCTTCATACAGAGGTTTATATTCTCTGCCGTAGCGTTTTGAAAGGACTCTTGCTTCATCCTGCAAAATATAACAGGAGTTCAGCAACAGAGGCTTCATTACAGATGCCGTAATACCAGTAGCAATAATCTTGCCATTGAACCCTTCTTTGACAAGTCGCGGAATTAATCCGCAGTGATCAATGTGCGGATGGGCAACAAACACATAATCAAGTTCTGAAGGTTTAAATGAAAACTTCTCTGAATTGATTTTATAGCTGTCCAGATAATCATTGCTTGCTGATTGATGTAGACCGCATTCCAATAGAACCTGGCAATCACCGAAACGGATAAGGTATTGAGAGCCGGTAACATCATCCGAAGCTTTGCCAGCAAAGAAGATCCCGTCGCCTTTCAGTTTCTTTTTACCCATCGCGACGCCTTCTTACTTATTCAGCTTCTTGGCAATTCCGGCATATTTATCACCAATATATCTTTTGTTCACAGTCCTGTAATAGCTGACAAGATTGCCATTGCGATCAATAAAACCGCGAGAACTGTTTTTAATAATTCCTTTGCTGACCAAAAGATTCATCTCTTCCTTGGAGATTGCAGTAATGTAAAACACATCCTTTTATAAAAATTTGACGGGATTCTTTGCCGCTCCCGTCAGGCGTATTTGTGTCAAACGCTTTTAGAGTGCGCTAACTCTTATGTGCAGGCTTCACGAATCGAACGTAAATTTAAGTACAGTAGTGTGCTCATAGGCTCTTGCTGAGAACCAAACACCTGTGTTGTAAAAATAACCTTTCCAAGCAAAGATTTGCACTTTGCATAACTCAATCACGAGACTGGCGTAAACGCCAGTATGGTCTTACTTTGTAAGCGTCTACCTATTCCGCCATTGGAAAGTAAAAAAAGATTGATTATGGGCTTCATTGTTGTCAAAACGACATCCGAAGTTCATCGAGAGTCTTGCCCTCCCAATCATGGCGGCTCTTCAAGGGTTCGAACCTTGGACATACGGATTAACAGTCCGTCGCTCTACCGACTGAGCTAAAGAACCATATATAAATCAGTGACTCGGCGGGATTTGACACTCTCCCCACAGTCTTATGCTGTACAACTTTACCTTGCTTACCAGGCTTAACGCCACTGATTTATTATCTATAAACCGACTGTTACGGGACGCCCAGATGGTGGACATGTTTGAATTCCACAACAGAAAGCCGTCAAGTGTGCGGATGCATCCGAGAACGCATGTGCCTATTAAGAATCACCGATTGCCGCCTGACGGAATATTGGCAGTGCTGGTAGGCGTTGAACCTACTCTAAACGGTTCAAAGCCGTTTGTGCTTCCGTTACACCACAGCACGTTATATCATATATGATGGTTGCGGAGACTGGATTCGAACCAGTGTCTTCAGCTTATGAGGCTGACAAGGAAACCGCTCCTACACTCCGCAGTATAGATAGTCTGGCCCGACACAGGCCGAGCCAGAGCTGAGAAGAAGAGAAAGATAGAGGATCTTTGGCTATAGTCTACCTATATACCATATACTTAAAAATTTTGAACCTTTAAAAGCGTAGTAAAATAAGGGCTTCTCACGATTTTTAACTTTTGTTTGTTGCGTCTACTTTATTGGCTTTCCATAAACGTTTTCTCTCGCGATCCTTAATTGCTTGGCAATCTTGGCATCTAACCGTTTTATGATTCTTTGAATTCACGCGAAACTCTTTTCCGCAATCAACACATGTAATGATCTTAAACTCCTGCGGAATATAACCGGCGCAATGGCTGCAATATTTCTTTGTTCCTGCTTTGTTACCACGCATCAGCACACCACACTCCGCACAAGCCACAATGTTTTCACCAATCTGCATCAGATAAAGGTATCCGAGATCTCGGAAGTCAGAAACATACATAACAGCCTTTTCATCAGGATCATCACAAAACGCAACTCTCACCGCCAGGTTATCATTTTTCTTCGGAAGCTCTACCAGATTTCTGACATAGAAATCATTGATCATGAGATCTTGCTTAACGGTACTTAAAGAAACATGTGCTAAACTAAATACATCCTTTGTTTTATAGTTGACCCAACTATTCGCACGTTCGTTTCTTGCATTTGTCAGTTTTGCGAGGCACAGATAAGCAAATAAAACCTGTTGATGCTGCCGTGAGAGGTCACAACCGGAAATCGTATCCAGCTCATTCTGTGTAATCGGAATCGCGGTATCTTTATAGAGCGGATACTTGTCTGCCGTTTTCGCAAGGTAGTCAATATTGTCTTCCCACCTGGCTTTGTCATTTGCATATCGAGGATATACTTCGCTGACAAATTCCGTTAATGCTTTGATGATCCGCGATTGCCGATATCCAAGAACCTCATAATAATATTTTGATAAGATCTGAGCAGATACCCACGGATTGTCACCAAGCGTATGTTCTCGGAGACAACGTTCCGCATATTCTTTTTCATTCAGAATAATTTCCATCTGCTTCATCTCCCACACGTACTGATTTCATAGAGAAATTTTCTCCGCCATATGTAAACTCATTGCCTCCTGCGGCTGGGTATGACAACACACCGCCATGCTTCTTTAAAAGATTCGCAACGATCTGTTCACCGGCAACATCCCACGCAAACTGCTTTGATCCTTCTTTCTGGTAACATATATCCAGAACAATGTCGCACAGCTCCACAATATTCGGGCAGGCGATTAACGCCCTCATGCGAAACAGTCGTATCATTTCTTCCCTGATCGCGCCAGATTCCTCATCCTGCTTCTCTTCGCCTTTGCGGAGAGCCTTCATCCTCTCCTGAAGGCCATAGAGATAATCGTTATACAGAGCGCTGATTGCCGCATAGTCTTTCTGACTGTACTCGACACCGGCTTTCAGGATGTTATAGTCAAACTGCTTCGGCTTCGGCATCTGTCCGTACTTCGGGAATGTCTTTTCAAAATACCAGCAGATCTTATTGATTGTGCAGTCATACTCGCCGATTTTGCGATCACTGTAGTAGTGTTTCAGGAATGCTTCCATATCCTGCGTCTTATCTTCACAGTTTTCAAGATCGTCAATATTGTAAATGCCATAGTGACCGAATCTCCGCAAACAGCCGCGTTCAGAGTTCTTGATATAATCCTGATGGGACTTCTTCAGTCCAGGATACACATAACACATGAAGTACGGTTTATATTGCGCACAGATTCTTTCTGCCATTTCTCTCTCATCTGGGTCTTTAATATCTTTCAGATCTCTGTGGCTGTACCAGTAACTTGGCATTGGTTCGCAGATGATACCCTTGATTCTGTCAATGGTTTCCTGCTGATATGCCTGACCGCACATAATGCGGTATTCCAGTTTCTTGTATTCTTCCATATCAGGATCAAAACCGGCGCGGCGTTCGATCATGCTTGTAACGTGATTTGTGACAATACCGATATCATCATTGAAAGCAAGCTTATTTGCCTCAATGATGTCCCGCTCTTCTGGAATCTTCTTCGTGGCTTTACGCTGAAGACACATCAGTGTTTTTGAGTTAAGCGTATTATCAACAATTGACCTGTCATCCGTTACGAAGACGGTATCTCCGTCTGTATCCGCTCCGTTCAGCGCGTCAAGCATCGTGTCCCACGCATTAACCAGGCAGGCAGTCTTAATATACCGAAACCAATAAAGAGTTTCATTTTTTCGGTTCAGTTTCATCTTGCGAATATTGTGCATACTGGTCATCGGTGCTCTAAAGCAACTTACTTCTTCCGCGCCGGAGTTAATCCAGTACAGGTGATAGATCTCACCAGCACCCAGCAAACCAATAACAGGCAAATCAAACATGCTCTGGCAGAGTGCATACAGATCTGTTCCGAGCATTGCGAAGTTTGCATGAATCCTCAGAGACCCTTTCTTCGCATCGTCAATCCGCTTCTTGATCATCGTATGAATGCTGTGCCTCACAAAAGGATCATCAATCATTCTCGGCTCAATCATCAGTGCCTTTATGTAATCATCACGCCCGTGAACCGCGCTGTAATCATCCATGCCGTATCCGCAGAGATAAGCCAAACTCTTCCGATAATCTCCGCCTAGAACATCCAGAATCTCAGAAACAGTAGGTTTACACAGCTTCTTGATTTCTCTGTCGCTCATGGCGATATCCTGAAGAAACTGATAGTTTGTGTCCCGCACATTCTCAAGTTTTTCAGGAGCGTCCTTCGTTGCCGCAAATTCATAATGGTTCGCTTTGCAGGCTTCCAGATATTCTTCCATGCTGTTGTAGCTGTCCCAGAGTTTCAGCATGGATTCCGTCAGGATCATATCTGCCTCTCTGACATCGCGCAAATCTCCCCAGACATCTTTGACATAATAGCTTCCGGCAACGTTCTCCGCAAAATCAACAAAGTCAAATGTGTACAGCATTCCCTTTGTCCAGGCGTTGCGACAATTGAATCCGGTCAGTTCATGCTCTCCATCGCCGTTCAGGAATTCATTGACTCTGCGCGAGTAGGAAGGGGATATCATGCCGTTTCCGTCCGATGCATCATGCTCGATCTCGTATCCGTCCTCTTCTGTCAGCTCCGGTTCTCCATCTGTATCCGTATTGATCAGAATAACATCGGACTTGAACTTAGTCATACAGTCATGCACAACAATCACCCCGTTCGGCTGCGGAATAGGAGTAGAACCAGAACAGGTGAGTGCTCTGTATGCTTCAAACTTTGCCGGTACGAGCTGCTTCGTCCTGTCTCTGCCGTTGTCAATCCGTTTTGCAAGCGCTGGATAAAGCTCTTCATTGACGTAAACAATCGTGCTTGTTTTCACGCCGCCGTTCGTTCCAAGTAGGCGTCTGAACCTGATGCCGTTGATATAGAAACCGAGATTAGCACGGTCATAGTCCTTGTTGCTGTCCATCACGACGCAGACATAATCCTTTTGAAACTGCATCTTGTACAAAGACTGATAGAGAGATTTCAGCTTGATCCGATTATCTCTGTCTTTCGGTTTCCTGCGAATATATCGAATCTGGTTCTTGATATGAGAAACCTTTTCGCTGTATTCAGTCACCTGATTTAATTCATCGATCCATCGAAGCATCTGGCTGTCGTTAATCGAAACGACACAATCTGGATAGTCACGCAGCGCC